CTATTTTTCTACCTAACCTTTCAAAAGCTAAATCTTCACCTGTAGGTGGATTAAACGTATCGTCTTTTTCTATTATTTTTTGTAATCCAGTTGCAGTTTCTTTTAATTTATAAACTTCATGATTATAAGTTTTATAATTAAAGTATAATATATCTATTTTATTATTATCTTCTTCTACATTATTTCTACGATTACCATACCTGTAGTTCATTTGATAAGAGCTTTTAGTTAACTCTTCAAGCTCACTATCTGGTATACCAGGAAACTCTTTTATAAATTCGTTTATAGGTATAGTTTTTACTTCACCAACATAATATATATCATCAAAGTAAGGTGACTCTGTATGTGAATAAACTATATTAGCTGGATCAACATATTCAACTTTTACACCTTCAGAAGTATTGAATGTTGTTTTACAAGCAGCAATACCTAAAACTGTTAAATCATACAATACTCTTTTTCTAGTTAAATCGTATTTGTTACCTTCAAGTAAAACATTTATAGCTTGCTCTTCAGCTATTTCTACGGCTTGTTTGTAATTAAGAGACATGTGTAAGTCAAGTTCTTCGGGTGTTTCTGGTAAATCATCTTGCTTGTTTTCTCGCAAGTCCATATTAAGTTTTTGCTTAGCTATAGCATCAAAGCTTTTAGCATTAATATCATTTAATATAGACTCCATATACTTAGTTCTTTTCTCAACACCAAAAGGATCTTGCGAATAAGCTTTTACAGCATATTGTCTTTCTGATATACCATTTACAACTATGTCTACAAATTTAGATATTATAGGTACGGGTTTCCAGTCAAGATTTAAGTAGCTTAAGTCACCGTTTATAGATAACTCGTCTTTATATTTTTGAACCGACTGCTCACCTCTAGCATATAACCTTAACTTGTGAAAGTTATTATAGTTATGATGATATCTACTATTTTGATAACCTTGCCCTTCATTAAACCACTCTCTCTGTATAGCTTTTGCAACTTTCAAACCATACTCATACGTAGATTTTTCTGCATCGCTTACAACTTGGCTAGGAAAATTTTTATAATAACTCATATTATCTCTTAATTAATTTTGACATATTTCCAGTATTGTTATACTTAGCAATACTAATATTTAGTTTTGATTTTTCTACTTTAACGTTTGGTGCGTACAAATGTCTATTACATGCCATTATAGCTAAACCGCTACTTATAGAAGCATCAAATTTAGTTCTTCTATTTATATCAAACTTTGCCCAATCGTTTAATGTTTTGTTAAAATATATATTACCATAATTACCTTCATTAATATGACCAACATGGTTTTGTATATATGTTTCTATAGCAGCAGCGTGAGCTTGTTTTATATCTTCACTTGAATTAGGTATACCACCTATTTCTTTTTCTGCTGTAGATAATTTATTCCAAGATTTATCAGGGCGATTCATACTATAACCTCTATAACCTCTTCTTCGTAAATAGTATAATAATCTTGGTTTATTATTTTCTGCTAGTAATGGCATACCGTAAAACACTAAAGCCATTAACACGTCTTCAAAAAATATATCAGCTGTTTGTGGTCTAGCTATATATTCTAAGAAAAAATGATTTGGTGGAGCGTCTTCCATGCTAAACTTTGTTAAACCATGTAAAGCTCCGTTAGAACCTCTTCCGTCTACAGTACCGCTAATATCGTAGCTGTCGCAGCCAAAAGCGCCCATATGATCGTTGCCAGGATATTTGATTGCATTTTTTATTATAATTTTATTTTGTAAATGTTCTTGTGGTATCCAGCTTATTTTAAATCTACCTTTTGGATCTGGGTAAAATATTACATTTGTATCTTTTACTCCATTTAACCATTGAAAGTTACCAGTAGAAATATTTATGCTACCTGTACCATCGTTATAATCTATTTGTTCGTATATCTTAACTAAGTTAAATATACTATTTTTTGCCTCATCTCTAAACGCATGCTCTTCAGTTCTTGGAAATTGACGATAAAATTCATTTAAAGCGTCTTGATCGTTTTTTAAACCATCAACTTCATTTTGCCAATAGTCTATTATACCATAATCTATTAGTTCACCGTCTGGTCCGAAAACATCATCACTTGGACTATTAAAGACTGGATGTCCGTATTCATCAATAAATCCTTCGTAGTTCCACTCCATAGGGATAAAGAGAGAATAAAGCCCAGACTTTGTTTGTCCATTACGGTTTCGTCTATTAACATCTGAGTCATTGTATAATTTTTTAAAGTTATTACCACCTTTATCTAGCGAATTACTAGTACTACCCATCATACACTTACCAACTACTTTACTACCTAAACGTAAACATGTTTTAGTTACACGCCAGTTGTTTAATATATTATCTGGTCTTTCCCATTTACCGCTTTCATCGTGCACTAATAAGTTTAGCTTTTCACCGTCATAACTATTATCACCTGTGTTTTTCCAGTCTATAGTTGTATCAAGCCCAACTAAATCTTCTTGCTTTTGGTTTGTAATAATTTTTTTACGAGTAAACTTACTCGCAGGTACACGGTAAGCAAGCTCAGACTTAGGTCTATCCATACCATCTTGTATCGGTTTAAAGAAAAACGGATAGTTAACAGATATTGGTACAACTTTGTCGGTAAACATTTTTTTAGCATCACTTCCACTTTTTGATAATATTCCATATCTACTATCACTTGCAAGTGTTGCTAAATTAACCGTTTCAGCTGATGACATGAAAGAAAAACCAGATCTTCTATTTTTTAAGTAGCACATACCATAACACCTCGTATCAGCTTTGCATGCTTCCCAAAACAAATAAAATATTCTATTTGCTTCTCTAAAATCAGGTGCACCCACATCTATTTTACTCCACTGCAAGTACATATAGTGACTACCCGTTATGTAAGTTGGTTTACCTTTATTATCAAACCAAAAACCTTCGTCTCTACGTTTAAACTCTTCGTCTATATAATCATACCACTGGTCTTTAGCTTCTTCAGGATAGCTACGCCAGTCAAATATATTTTTTAATTTAGATAATTCTTTTGGATATTCTATCCTTTGCCATTTTCGCTTGGCATGCACGTACAAGTTGGTTGGCAGCTTTGGTAACGCAATGCGTAAACCTTGCACTTCAAGTATTTCACCAATTGTCCCATTTTTTGATATAACGATAATATCATGTTCTTTATTATACCCATATTTCCATTTTTTACCTTTATTCATACGAGTTATAGTCGTACGCTTAACAGGTTCGATTATTTTAATTAGTGTTTGTTTGTAACTCATCTTGATCTACCTTCAGCAAAACCTTTAAATACTTTTTCTTTTTTTTGAGGTTCTTTACCTTCAAGTATATTCTCTTCTTCTTGTATTCTGTTTAATATTTCAAACGCATCAAATATAGCTAGCTTCTTTGTAGCTGCAGCGTTTTTTAATCTATCAGCACTAACATCATCTTCCGTGTTAGTTATTATTTTTTCTTTAGCAACGTTAATCAGCTCTTCAACTGCCTTGTGCCCAGCTTGGATTATAAGTTTCTTCGTTTCCTTGATATTCATATTTAATTGTAATAAATTGGTTCATAACTCTATAAAGTTTTACACCATCTATTATAAATTCATATTTAGAAAAAGGTGTGAAACCTACAAGCTCATCAACTTTAAACTCACCATCAGTATATTTAATTATACCTTTATATGGATCTTCTTGTTCTACGTTATACTTATCTTTTGTTTTTATAGGTTGTACAAAACAATAACCTTTCATTGGCTTCCAATTGTTTTTTGTTTTATACAAAAATATTTGATCTTCCTTAACTAGATAAGTGTTTTCGTTAAAAAAGCTTCTGCTATTTTTTTCTATATTTTTAACGTTATGCCAACGTCTAAAAACGTTGTGGTGTACTATAATAGTATCACCTGGTTTTATATCTGTTTTAAAAGCGACAGGTGTCGATATAACTACAGCTTCTCTATTTACAAACTCGTGATTAAATATTTCTGTGTTTAATATTAAGTTTTTATCACCAACTTTTTTAGTGTTATTATATCTGTTTCCTTTTGGTTTTATAACAAAGTCAAAAGGAGCTTTCACCCTTTCTTGTTCTTTGTTATTTTAGAACCAGGTTTAATTTTTTTACCGTACTCGTCATAACCACGTTTGTATCGATCTTGTCTTCTTTTAAGAACGTCACTGACACTACCTCTTGGTGCCAAACCTCTAAAAGCCTCTTCGTATTCAGTCTCAACATCTCTAGCAGTTACACCATCTGTAGGCCCTGCTGTAGGAATCATTGGTTTTATTTTTCTTTTTAGTGCCGATACCATTTTTAATAGTGTCGGACTTTTCATTTTAAATGCCATATTTTTAATATTCTAAGTTATATTCTACAGATACTGCCATGTTTTTATTGAAGTCTTTCCATGGTAATATGTCTTTGTTTTTTTTGATGTAAATAGAAAATTTATCTTCTTCTTCTATTATATTACAAATAGTATGACCACCGTAAACTTCTTGACCAACAGAATAATGCATAGCATCGTTTTTGTAATCTTTACCTACTGTAATCTTTCTAATTAGTTTGCTCATCGTAGTTTATTTTACCATTGTTAATATCTATTTTACTAGTACCGTATTTAGTTTCTAGTTCTTTTTGAAAATTTTTCATATTTTCTCGAACATCGTTACTGTAATGTATTAAGTTGTGTTTTTGTACTTCTAATGAACCAACTTGTATTTCAATTTTATTTATTTCATTAACTAAGCTTTGTATTCTATTTAACTCTTCATTAGTTACTTTTAAAGCCTTTTTAGGCTTTGGTGTTTTTCTTTTTGCCATTTTATTTAATTTTAATTAATTATATTGTTCTTAGGATAAATTACTTAAGTGTGTATTTAAAGCTGATATAAATCCTGGTTCATTAAAATCTATACCATCATATATTTGTACTTCAAATATAGCGCCGTCTAAATCGTTAGAGTCAATTCTTCTAACACCTAAAGTATCAAAAATAAAAGTACTTGGTGTACCTTCTGTTTTAGTATTACTTTGTTCAGTTCCGTTGAAAAACATTTTTGATAAACCACTATTATTTCTTGAAACTATTAAATTAAAAGTAGTTGCGTCACTAATAGCGCTGTCTAAATCTAAATCTGATAATCCGCCGCCTCCATACCTTAAACCTATTTTTGAGCTACTTTTTATTCTAATAAAGTTACCTGATTCTTTGTTACTTCCTAAAGCTGTATCATTATTAATTTGAGTATCTACATTCATTCTTATACCTACAATAAAACTTCCAGTTAAACTAAGACTTGTAGCTGCTTCTAAACTTTGATTAGAACCATTAAAATTTACCGCACCAGTAGATGCTGTATATGAAGGTCTTTCACCATCATCAGCTTGCGCTAAATTAAAACTACCTGTTTGATCTGGCCAAGCTTCAACACCGTCACCACCATCTGCAACAGTATCTATATCTTGTTCACCTAAACTTTTAAACTTATAAAAAGCTTTTATTTTAGGATGCGTAGCAGGATTTGCTCTAAAACTAAGATCTTCAGAAACACTACTTAACGTAACTCCTAACCCTAAACCAACACTCATTATTTACCGAAATAAGCTATAATACCACCAGTTGTTTGAGCAGCGTTTAGAGATACTGCTGTCCATCTACCATATATAGTTAATGCTTTTGGAAACTTTATACTAGTGTCTACAATCTCTCCGTTTCCTCCAGTGTTACCGTTTGTAATACCAAAATAAGCATTGTTACTTTCAGTTCCGCTATATACTACAGAGTTACTAGTATCAGGTGTTAACACATCAAAAACAGTATCATCTAACATTTGAATAGCTACTATAACCATATTGTCTGGTGGTGTTAATGTTTCACCGTTATCATTGTGCATGTGAGCGCTTCCAAGTTGACCAAAGCCGTC